TTTGGCTAAAGGATTGTGAGTTACCAATATAATCATGTGGTGCTTGGGAAACTGGTGGAATAACAGGAAATGTAATTAGAATAAAGAAAGATAGAAGGCGAGTAGCGGATTGGTGTCTGCTGCTCACTTTTCGTTTATGGGGATATGTCGCAATACGACTTTTGAAGTGTTGTATTGCAATCTGTTTTCGGGTATTTCTCGTTGGTATCATTACCATAAAAGCGAGGTGAATTCCATGAAAACAGAGAAGAAGGAAATCAATATACAGATTGGAAAAAGGTTGCAAACCGCCAGAGAAAACAGTGGATATACGCAGGAAGTTTTTGCAGAGACGCTGGATGTAGGGGTAGAGCATTATCGCAAAATCGAAAGTGGTGTCTATGGTTTACAGCCGGAGAAAATGCTGATCTTGTATGAGAAGTACAGGATTGAGCCGACTTATCTGGTTACGGGGGATACAAATCATAAGGTTGATATTGAACTGTTCCTTGCAAACTGTAGCAGGGAGGAACGGGATGCATTTATAGACCGTATGCTTGCGTATATGAGAAAGCTGATGACAGGCCGTTAAAGCAGTACAGTCTCCGGGATGTATATTTGATCAATATATTTTGAGAAGGAGACGATATATGAGGGTAGCAATCTGCGATGATAATCAGCAGGACATTGAAAGGATCAGACGCTATACACTGCGTATGATCGACTATGCGGTGGAGTATGTGTTTTATACCAGACCGGAAGAATTATTGAGGGAATGTGCAGATGCGGAGCAAAAGCCGGATATGTACATTCTTGATATTGAGATGCCTGGAATGGACGGACTTGCGGTGGCAAAACAGATCCGTGAGACAGATTCCAAAGCATTGCTGGTGTTTCTTACCAGCTATACCAAATACATGCCAAGTGTATTTGAAGTTGCCACATTTGATTTTATTCCAAAACCAATCTCAGAAGAAAGGCTCCGTGTGCTGTTTGAGAAGGCAGGAACCTATCTGAATCTGACCAATCAGAGTTTTTCATTTAGTTACCGCAGGGTGCGGTACAGTCTGAAGTTTGACGAAATCCTGTATCTGGAAAAGCGGGGGCGTCAGGCGATAATCCACACAAAGAAAATGAAATATCAGTCCAACATGAACCTGAATGAAATATGGGAGAAACTGGACGAGCGCATGTTTGCCGCCGTTCATGGCTCTTTTATCGTTAATTTGAAACATGTTCATTCTGTATCCAGCGGCATGGTCATGCTTACAGACGGCACAGAGCTGGGAGTGACAAGAGGGTACCGGAAGGAGCTGACGGAAAAGCACATCGCATTTGTGCAGGGAGGAATGTGACATGGCATTATATGGGGTGAGGCTTGTCATAAATCTTTTTGACCTCTGCATTTACCGCAGGTATTTAGAGGAGTTCATTGGAAACAGAAAAACTTCCATGGAGTTTTCTGTTCTTCTGCTGATAGTGTGCGAGCTGATTGGAAGTGCGGTGAACCAGATGGGGATAAGCTGGCTGAATTTTGTGACGATGGTTGCAATTCTCTGTGTATATGTCTGCCAGTATGAGGCAGGGATTGTAAGCAGGCTGATTGCGGTTTTGCTGTATATGGGGATTATGGGAGTTGCAGAACCGTTAGGATATTTGTTTAATAAGGCATTCATGGAAAAGGTGTTGGACGATACCACGGTTTCATATTATTTTATCGTGTTTTTTATGGCACTTTTGAAAGCAACAATTGTGGAGGTGTTTTGCAGACTGAAATCTGGAAAAAGCATTCGACTATCAGCAATGCCAAAAGAAACGCAATATATGTTGACAATGATACCTTTATGCAGCCTGATCAGTTGCTTTTTACTGATAGAGGTTGCAAAAGAATTAATCTCGGCACAGATGGTCGTGCTGTGCATGTGCATCATCTTTGTCATTATCATCACTAATTATGTAATTTTTCTGATGATTGAAAAGTATACGACAGTGGAAGAAAAACAGCACGAAGAGGAAATGATCCAGAGGGAAATCTTATACCGGAACGAATACTATCAGGACATGGAACGGTATCAGGAACAGATACAGGACATCCGGCTGGCAGAAGAGATCATTTATTCCGCAAATCCTGTGGTGAATGCCATATTAAAAGTAAAAAGCGTAAAGGCAAAAGAGAAAGAGATACCGATGCAGGTTACAACGCTGCTCCCCCAGAGAGTATCCGTGGATATCGGGGACATGGGTGTTCTGTATGGGAATCTTCTGGATAATGCGATAGAGGCGGCGATGGCAGTGGAACAGGAAAAACGGTATGTTCATGTGGAATCAAAGTTTCAGGAGGGCAGATTGCTTTTATCCATTAAGAACAGCAAGCCATCCGGGACAAGTTCCTATCAACAGACAAGCAAAAAAGATAAAATAAAACACGGCAGGGGAATCCGTTCGGTGCGGAAAGTGGCAGAAAAATATGGCGGGGAGCTTCTGTTAAAAGATCAGGGGGAACATTTTGAGGCAGTCCTTCTGCTCAACGGAGTTGCAAAACTGGAGTGAGACTGCAACTTATTACAGCAAACCTGCAACTTGTTACAGATAGATTGATTTCTGTACAGAAACTGTTAGAGTGAAAACATCAAAAAAAGGAGGGTTTTACTAAAAATGAAGAAAAGAAACTGGATGTACCGACTGAGCAGCAAATCCATGAGTGTGATGGCAGCACTGGCACTCATGGTGACAACCATGGCAACCAACCGTTCCTGCATGTGGTATTTCGGACAGGACAAGATGCCAGAAGATTCCAAAAAACTCAGAAGGTTTTAAATCATGACGAAATGGCTCAGCCACCGTATGGTTGAGCGGGGAGTCATAAAAGAGGAGGAGCAGGAATTATACCAGTTTGGAATACGCAATGGTATGATCCTGCTTCTAAACGTTGTGACAGCACTGGTCATCGGCCTGCTTACAGAGCAACTGGCGGTTGTGGCAGTGTTTACCCTGTCTTTTATGGTTCTTCGCAGTTATACCGGTGGATATCACTCAGACAGCAGGATTTTCTGTTATCTTGGTTCTAATCTGGTGCTGCTGGTTCCGGTTTATACACAGGCTGTGTTTTACAAGACATCGCTGGCATGGCTGCTGGCAGTATTGCTGGTGTCCGCAGGGATCATTTTTTTACTCAGTCCCATGCACAGCAAGAACCGGAAGCTGGATAAAGAGGAACAAAAGCATTTTGGCAGAAAAGCAAGGCTGATCGCAGCTTTGGAACTGGCTGTGCTTGGCATTTTGTGGCATGCAGGCCAGATACCGTATGCTTACGCTGTTTATACGGGAATCTTCATCACGGCACTGTTCATGCTCGTAGGAAAAGCACAGTTATGGATACAATCACATACCGAAAATGGATAGTCCTTTCCGAACATGCGGAAGGGACTTTTTTTCTGGAAAACAGGAGGGATGACAAGACGAAACGGTAACTTATTACAGGTACCGTAAGACTTATTACACTTATATTGAAGCGAACTTTCTTTCCAAGTATAGTACCGCAAAAAGGCTTAGGAGAAGAAAGGCGTGGCATGTTTTTGGGAATTCATGCCGCACCGGATTGCAGGGGGCGGCAGAAAGGGAAAAGTTCATAAGGATAACATCCGGGTGCAGTTTTGCATGCTTTATTTTGCATGGGAACAGCACCTTTTTTTATTGTCTTTTTCCAGTAAAGCAGAACCCAGAGGTCCGCCAGATGTCCTTCATTTCAAAAAAATTACGAAATGGAGGACATTTGAATGTCAGAATGGATCAGGATCAGAGTCAAGGATTTTTATAAAGATGCAGTTGGTGAACTGGAATACACCTATGTGACCAGAGAAGTCTACGAGGCACTTGCCGATACGTTCCGCAAAGAAGCCCACGCACAGGAAATGCGGGATATCAGACATACGACCAAGGATGGATATACAGAAGGAGAAACGGAAGATCTGGTGGAACTGACCGGGGAATCGGTAGAGGATACGGTCATCCGGCAGATGGAAATAGAAACCCTGCAGAAAGCAATGCAGTCACTCACCCCAGTGCAGAGAGAGCGGCTGCATTTTTATTTTTTTGAGGGCATGACATACCGGCAGATTGCAGCGAAAGAAGGGGTCGGAGAGAAGAACATCCGGGAGAGCATAAACGGTGCGGTAAAGAAAATAAAAAAATATTTTGATTAATACCCCCTCAAAACGTGTTTTTCTGTGGGTACCTTATGAGAGGAACTTTTTCTGGACAGATGGTCTCTTCCGGGAATCCTCTCATGTCTCGTGTGTGGATACGACACAGGCAGACAAAACGCACCTTGAAAAATGCCGGAGAGGAATACAGGACTCCGAGCGCAGGATGGAATCACGCCATATCCTGCCAGCCATATCCAGCAGTTCAGATACGTTAGCCGTTTCATGAGCCGTAACCGGGGCGCAGTGACACTCCTGCAGCAATCGGGCAGATGTTCTTTCTGCCAGCCATGCTGTGAAAAAGATCGCATCTAAGGAGCCGAGCGGGAAAGCCGGGGTACAGCCTGTCTGTGGTGGACAGGCGCGAAGAGGGGAATGGCCTATAATGATACACCTTGAGATTAGCCAGCACGCAGTGGTGGAGGTGAGATACCTGTGATGTCTGCCTGTCCGAGTGGCAGGGACCAAAGACAGTCTGGACTGACTGCCCATGAAATGCCGGCTTTGGGATTTTTTCTTCTCTGTTTTGGCGGCGTTTTGGTTCCGGGGAGTAGTGACGAATAGGGACAGACACTTTTTATTTATGAAGTGAAGGATTATGGCAGTAAGACTTAATTACAGAAACCATGCGGCGGAGGGGAACTTCCGCCGTATTCTTGTGGAGTTAAGAAAAGCTGAAAAATGGGGAATGGAGGAAAACAGGAGATGAAGAAAGAAGATACCGAAATGATGTTAAGGATTTTTGAAACGGAGAGGGCAGGATATGCCTATCTTTATCCGAGTGATGGAGGGGAGCGGAAAGAGGACTATATCTCGACCACGGCAGAAAATATCGCAAATTATATCGGCAGCCACATGTTTGAAGCCGAAAAGATCGTCATCACAGATATGTGTGACAGGCTGATATTAGATACCTGCGGCTATTTTATCAATAGTTGTCCAAATCAGGAATTCTGCAAGGAAATCCATCCGTTCTTAATCCCGATCCAGATGGGAGAAAAGGACGCAGGAGAGGTGCTTTCAGTCAGCAGGGATGTAGCGGAACAGTATTTCCGGGAAGAGGATGAGGCAGCAACCATGGCTGAAATCGGGATGATGTAAAGGTGTTTCTTCTGGGCGGAAGTGTTTTTCTTGGGAGAATGAATTTAACTTACTTAAATTGCGGGAGGAAAAAGGGGGAGAGATGATGGAAGGCGGAGCGAATGAGGTGCGGTATAAGATTGCTGAATTTCTCTTAAAAAGGATGCATGAAGATAAGCTGTTAACCGAGGAAGAATGGGAAAAAATCCGGGTTTTGAATGTCAAGACCTTTTCCCCCGAACTGGCAAAAGTATATCTGTAATAACACTGGATATATATGAAACTATGTGGTAGTGTATGTTGCTGACAGGGAGTGCAAACCCTTGAAAATACTGGGAAAGGAGAAAAAGCATGGCAAAAAAAGTAACTGTCATAAAGGCAGCAAAAGCGCAGAAACATACACAGGAAGAACGCAGGCTGAAAGTGTGCGGATATGCCAGAGTCAGTACCGGCAGTCAGGCACAGGCAACTTCCTATACTGCACAAGTCGAGTACTATACAGAAAAAATCGAGAGCAACCCCCTGTGGGAGTTTGCAGGGGTGTATGCGGATGAAGGAATCAGCGGAACAAACGTAAAGCACAGGGATGAGTTCCAGATGATGATTTCAGACTGTGAGGATGGGAACATCGACCTGATCCTTACGAAATCCATCACAAGATTTGCAAGAAATACGGTGGAGTGCATCCAGACCATCCGAAAGCTGAAGGAGATTGGCGTTGGAATCTACTTTGAAAAAGAGAATATCAACACGCTGTCAGAAAAAAGCGAGCTGTTCATTACCATCCTGGCATCGGTGGCGCAGGGGGAATCAGAAAACATCTCAAGCAACAACCGCTGGGCGATACAGAAACGCTTTCAGGATGGAACCTATATCATATCGACGCCAGCGTATGGCTATGGAAAAGACGAGGATGGAAATTTAGTCATCATAGAATCCGAGGCAGAAACCGTAAGGTGGATTTATGAGTCTTACTTAAACGGCATGGGAGTGTATGTGATAGCAAAGGCACTGAACCAGAAAGGCATTCCAACAATCCGGGGTGCAGAAAAGTGGCAGGACGGGGTGATACAGGACATTCTGAAAAATCCCATTTATGAGGGAGATATGCTTCAGCAGAGGACATATACAGAAACAAGGTTCCCATTTGTCCGCAGGGTAAACAACGGACAGAGAAACCAGTATCTCATCAAAGACAGCCATCCGTCAATCGTCACACATGAGGAGGCAGAAGCGGTACGCAACCTGATGGCATACCGGGTGGATGTACTGCACATGAACAAGAGTGACTACACCAAAAGATACCTGTTTTCCGGCAGAATCATCTGCGGGGAGTGCGGAAGAACCTTCCGGCGGCAGAAAATCTACATCGGGAAACCATATGAAAAAATCATCTGGACGTGCAGCGGACATGTGGAGGATAAAGAGAGCTGCTGCATGAAAGCCATCCGGGAGGATGTGCTGCACCGGGCTTTTACAGACATGTGGAACAAGCTGTACACCAATCAGGGAACGATATTAGAGCCGCTGTTAAAAGGGCTGACGGAACTTGTGGCAGCAAGGCAGGACAGTGAGGAAATCAGACAACTGGATAAGGAAATCAAAGATATAAGCGGGCAGAGCCAAATCCTAAATCAAGTCATGAGGAAAGGATATATGGACTCTGCTCTTTTTATGGAGAGCAGTAGCAAGCTTGGCTGGCAGCTGACGGAATGCAGGAGAAAAAAGACACTTTTGACCAGAAAGCTACGGAGGACAAAAGAAATTGTACGGACCGAACAGCTTATCCAACTGATTGCAGAACAGGACGGATTAAGGGAGGAGTTTGACGAGCAACTGTTTAAAATGACAGCGGAGAAGATCGTGGTCTCCAAAGAACACGACATCACCTTCTGCCTGTACAACGGACTGAAACTGACGGAGAGGGGAGGTGGACAGGATGCAGTGGCACATGCCAATCGGCTATAAAGTTGTGGATGGAAAAATCACCATCTGCGAAGAGCAAAGAAAGATTGTGGAACAGATATTTACAGACTATGACAGCGGAGTGGCGGCAGGCAGGATCGCCCAGAACCTGAAAGGGAGAAACATATGCAATGCAAAAGGGAAAGTGTCCTGGACCCATGCATCCATTGGCAGGATACTGGAAAACCCAAGCTACCTTGGCACAGAATACTATCCGCAGCTCATAGGAGAGGAACTGTTTGAGAGAGTCCAGCGCAGACGGGAAAAGGTGAGGGCAGAGCTTGGAAGGGCAGACCACCGGCCCGGCAGGGATGAAAGAATCCTTTTCGGAGGTGTCATCTGGTGTGCAGAATGCGGGGCAGTATGCAGCCATATCCAGCCGAACCACAAAAAAGAGCGTGGCGGCACTGCCAAGTGGAAGTGCAGGAACTATGTGACTGGCAGAGCAAAAAACTGCAGGAACAGTTTTATTACAGACGGGCAGGCAAAGCAGGTGTGTGTGGAAGCCATCAATGCAGTGATACAAAACAAAGGCCTGCTCCGGGTACAAAGGCAGGAGGAAAAGCTCAGCCCTCAGTACCGGGTTCTGGAGCGGAACCTGCAGCACATGAAAGAAGAGCAGGAACGCACAGAGACAGACCTGATGAAACTGCTCTATGAAAGGGCAGAGGAACGATACCGGACGCTGGAGGTCAGGGATGGGGAGTTCCGGACAGAGGAGATCAAAAACATCCTTGCAGGAAAAAAGGAACTGGAAACATTTGATGAAAATTTATATAGAAAAATAATCGCACGCATCTGGGTGCATGGTGGAAACATGGCAGAAGTAGAGCTTATCAATGGGAGCCGTGTCACAGCCGGATACAAGGATTAGGAGGGAGAGCAGATGGCAGAAACAGCAAAAAAGATCAGCATGATACCTGCCAAGGTGCAGTATGACCGGAATGTGAAACTGTCAGAGAAGAAAATGAAGGTCGCTGCCTACTGCCGTGTCAGTACGGAACTGGAAGAGCAGGACAGCAGCTATGAGGCACAGGTGGAGTATTATACCAGCAAGATATCTGAAAACGAAAACTGGAAAAATGCCGGCATCTATGCGGATGACGGAAAGAGCGGAACAAACACCAAAAAGAGGGCAGACTTTAATGCCATGATACAGGATGCCCTTGCCGGAAAGATCGACATGATCCTTACAAAGTCGGTCAGCAGGTTTGCGAGGAACACGGTAGACTCGCTGGTGACCATCCGAAAGCTGAAAGAAAAGAACGTGGCGGTGGTGTTCGAGAAAGAGGGAATCAATACACTGGAGGGAACCGGCGAAATCCTTATCACCATCTTGAGCAGTCTGGCACAGGAGGAGAGCCGCAACATCAGTGAGAACATCCGCTGGGGAGTCGTGAGGAAATTTGAAAAAGGCAAGGTCATCGTGAACTGCACAAAGTTCATGGGATACACCAAAAACGAGGATGCTGACCTGGTCATCGTACCCGAAGAGGCAGAGGTCGTAAAGCTGATTTTCCGGCTTTATCTGGAAGGCTACAGTACCGGAAAGATTGCAAAGCATCTGGAAGAGCAGGGAATCAAGACCGCCACAGGGCAGGACAAATGGCATTCCACGGTAATAGACAAAATGCTCCGCAATGAAAAATACATGGGAGATGCCTTGCTGCAGAAAACCTATACGGTGGATTTCATGACAAAAAAGAAAGTCAAGAATACTGGAATCGTACCGCAGTATTATGTGGAAGATGACCATGAGGCGATCATACCGAAAGAACTGTTCTACAGGGTGCAGGAAGAGATGATGCGGAGGGCATCCTTATGCAAGGCGGCTGTCACCCGGAAGAAGAACCAGAGGAGCAGGTATTCCTCCACCTATGCGCTGACCGGCATGCTGATCTGTGGAAAATGCGGGCAGGAGTACCGGAGAGTCACCTGGGCGAGAAACGGGAAAAAGAAAGTGGTCTGGAGATGCAGCAACCGATTGACTAACGGAGTGAAAAAATGCGGGGAATCCGAGACACTCGAAGAGAACGCATTAAACAGGGCGGTGATGGAAGCCATCCACAGGATCACGAGTGATGATATGGAATTTATGGAAAACTTCCGGCAGAACATCATCCATGTCATCGGGAACTACAGCACCGCAAAAGAGTCTGAGGAATACGAAGAAAAGATAAAAGAAAAGCAGGAAGAGATGGTGGCACTGATCGCGGAGAATGCAAAGACTGGCTCCTACACACCGGAGTTTGATGAACGCTATCGCACCATAGCAGAGGAAATCAATGCCTTAAAAGAGGCACAGAAAACAGCCAGAAACGAGAAATGGATGGCTGACAGCTATGAACAGAGAATCCAAGATATCGACCATTACTTAAGCACAAGCACCTGCCAGATACAGGAGTTCGACAATGACCTTGTCAGACGGATGATCTCGACCATCAAAGTGGAATCCAGCGAGAAGCTGCTGATACAGTTCCAGTCAGGCATTGTCATGGAACAGGAGATTCGATATGAGTAAGACTGCGGCAGGAATGGCAGCAAGTAAATAGGAAACGTTGTTCCTGCCAGTTTATGGTAAGAATAAAATGCCCGATGATCCGGGCGTTTTATTGTTGGCATAAAAATAGGAAAGGACAGCAGGAGCAGAAAGCATATAACGGAAAATGAGTAAAAGAAAGTGGATATAAAAAAGTACATGAAGTAAGTGTGCGACAGGAGGAGAAAAGCGTATAAATTATGAGCAACTGATAGAAGAACTGAGGGAGGAAATGTTACAGCTTGTAAATACGAAATGTGATGCACTGCTCCAGATGTACCAGAGTGGGGAGTTGCGGACAGATATGAAAGATACAATCCGGGAAAGCAGTCTTATCACAGTGTCCCCGGCAGAACTGAAAGGGAAAAAACCGCTGGCAGTCCAGTTCGCGCGGGGAGAATGGATAGAAACACCTACATGGAGAAAGGTGGCACAAAAGATTTTGCAGGCCTGTAATGAACAGCCGGATATCCATGAGCGTTTTATGGAAATGTGTGGAAAAGTAGCCGGACGCTGGAGGACGATCCTTGGAAGTTCACCGGAAGAAATGGATGTACCGATAAAGGTGGATGAGGAACTTTATTTTGAGGGAAAATTTGACACCGAAGCGATGTTAAACATGTTAGAGAAAAAGGTGCTGGAACCGGCAGGGGTTGATTACAGTAGCATTAAAATCCGGTATATGGGAAAAGGGCAGGAGCAAGCAAACGGTATAGAGCCTGTGCCAGAACAGGATGTTTTGGAACATGAGGAGCAGGAACAACATGTTCCAGTGCAGACAATGTAAAAATGGATGGAATCAAGACTCCGAGTCTATGGCAGGTTTGGAGTTTTTCTTATGTTCATTTTCCAAATGTAAAAATTGATTGTATAAAAGAAATGGGTAAGTTATAATATAGGTGTGGTCAGATGCCTTTTTGGGGATGACTATATCTGTTACAAAAAGGAGGAAGGCCAGTGAATACAGAATTGAAAAATGCAGTGAAAGCAACAGATTCAAAAGCACAGTATGATACGAGTGCAAAGCGTCTGTTAGGACAGAAAAGCATACTGGCACATATACTGGTAAAAACAGTTGATGAGTTTAAGGGCATGAATCCCAAGGATGTGGTCGACTGCATTGAGGGAACACCACATATCAGTACGGTACCGGTAGAGCCTGGACTCACAAATGCAGCCAGCGAAAAAAATGGTGAGAGACTGGTCGGTTTCAACACAGAAAATGAAGAGATCAATGAAGGTCTGGTAAGATTTGATATCGTTTTTTATGTGCGTATGAGAGACGGATTGTCACAGATCATCATAAATGTGGAAGCACAGAAAGATGAGCCGAAGGGATACGAAATCTTAAACCGGGCAATCTTTTATGTGAGCAGACTGATCTCATCACAAAAAGAACGTGATTTTGAGAATTCCAGCTACGATGACATTAAGCGTGTATATTCGATCTGGGTATGTATGAACATGGAAGAGAGCAGCATGAGCCATGTGCATCTCACAAAAGAAGATTTGATCGGTTCCTATCAATGGAAGGGAAATCTTGATCTGCTGAATATCATAATGCTTGGACTGGCAAAGAATCTGCCGGAACATGATGAGACATATGAACTGCACCGTCTGTTAGGAGCGTTGCTGTCACAGGAACTTACAATAGATGAAAAACTAAACATAATTGGAAATGAATACGATATTCCTATTGAGGAGAACTTCAGGAAGGATGTGAGCGTTATGTGTAACTTGAGTCAGGGAATTGAAGAAAAGGGTATTGCGATTGGACGTGCGGAAGGTGAAGCAGGACTTATTATAAAAATGTATAAGAATGGTTTTACAGCAGAGCAGATAGCCTCAGCCACAGATAAGGATATAGAAGAAGTGAAAGCGATTATTGCAGGGAAGGAACCTGCACTTGCATAAAGTTATGTAAGAAAAAGAGAGCCTTTGAGTTTAAATAACTTGGAGGCTCCTGTTATATTAGGAATATTGAAATTAGATGGATATTTGGAATTAGGTAATAACTAATAGAGAGTGATTAAGATGATAGAAAAAGTACAGGAAAGCCATTTATATATGTGGTTAAAGGAAAAAGATAGTAAATTTTTAAGTAAGTTAGATGAAACTATAGAATATGCTAATACGATATTACCGCAAATTAATAATGTTTTTGTAAGACATTCTATAAATGTGATGGAATATATGTATGCACTTGTTGTGGATATAAATAAATTAAGTGAATTAGAAGTAGCATTACTTATATATAGTGCATTGTTGCATGATATTGGAATGATTGCAAATGTGGACGAAATTAAGGAAATCAAAGCAGACCATGCGATATTGGGTGAAAGAAAATATAGTAAAGTACTTGAGAAATATGGGGATGAAATGACCGCTTTGCAAGAGTGCGTAAGGCCGGTACATGGTAAACGTGCGAGAGATTATATTGAGACAAAGATGGATGAAAGGTTATTTTTGATTCCAGAATCAACAAATATTTCATTTAAATCTGAACTTGCACAAATATGCATGTCGCATAATGAAGATTTTGAATGGATAAAAAAGAACTTGCATAATGATGAAAAAAAGGGACATTTTGATCTTAATGCACAGTATATCTCTGTGCTACTTAGAATATCTGACTATTTGGATATTGATGAGCAAAGAGCACCATTATATTTATATAAATATTTGAACCCAAAGGAATTTAGTGATTTAGAATGGAAACAACATTTTGTGATAGAGAACTATGATAAAATAAGAAGAAACCCTAAAACAAATGAATTAGAAATTTTCTTTCAGGGTACAAGTCAGGACCCATCTGTTCATAGAAAACTTTTAAAATACTTTGATGCTATTAATGGAGAATTAAAAAATGCTGTAGATTTATGTGAAAGTTTTGTAGACGAGAAATATCTATTACCATTAAAAACAAATGTAGTAAACCAAATTCAATCGAAGGGTTTTAGTTTTTCTGATTTAAGACTTTCTTTGGATTATAATGCAGTGACCAATTTATTGATGGGAGAGCATATTTATGGTGATAGAAAATATGGGTTAAGAGAATTAATACAAAATTCAATTGATGCATGTAAGACTATGGAAGAATCGGCCACTAAAATGGAAAAATTTAGATATCAAAATTATCAGCCATATATTTCAGTGATTTTGGACAAAGATCGAAAAAAAGTTATGGTTATGGACAATGGTAGTGGTATGTCTATAGATATTTTGAAAAAGTATTTTCTGAATGTTGGTGTATCTTATTATGCGTCAGATGATTATAGGCTACAAGATAGAGAATATTCGCCAATAGGGCATTATGGAATAGGTTTTTTGGCATGTTTTATGCTATCCGATAAAGTGGAGGTTAATACAGTTTATTATAATGAACAGAAAATGAATCGAATTTCATTTGAAAGAAACAGTGAGTACATATGCCTTACTTATGAAGATACTGTAAGACAGCAGGGAACAGAAATAATTTTAGATTATGACCAATGTTTAAGTGTGTTCAATAATAATATAGAAAGATTGGTATCTTTTATAGAAAATAATTTTTTGGATTGTGGAATACCGATTAAAATATCAACAATGGAAAAAGGTGTATCAATGCCATTGGAATGTAATATTAAGAGGATTGAAACAATAATTGCAGAAAACATATGTCTTTCAGAATACTTAAGTGGTATAGAGGCATTCATTGATTGTAGCTATAAACAAATAAATTTTGCAAAATATTTAAGTGACATAAATGGGTACGAGAGTTATTGCTATAATGAAGAGGAGTATTCGGTGGATGAAGAAAATATATCCATTAAAAACTTTGTTAAAGATGGGAAAATTACATTCTTGAAAATTCCGATTATTACAGAAGATGAAGAAAGTGAATTCCTTAAAGCCTATGATGTTTTAGAAGATTACCAAGAAGCACTTGATAAGATAGGAAATTATGAAGCTATAAATATATGGGGAGATGAAGATGAGTTTGAAGATTACGATTTTATAATAGAAGAGTCAAGTGAGAGCATTATTGGTGGATATACATTAGGCGGATTTAGAAATCAGTTTCATCATGGCTCTTTAACACCAGTAAAGCCAGAAATTATAAAAAAAGGGGTTGTCACAGGAGAATCAAATGCTGTTTTGCCTTATAATGAGGAAAATACATTTAAAGGAAGATTTAGTTGGGAAAATACTGATACATGCTATGTTAAGAATGTTTTACTATCAGGATTAAGGATTAAGATACCATATCTTGTTGATGGAGTAATATTAAAGGGAGCCGTTATTAATATTTTTAATCGAGAATTTATCCCGAATGTTTCTAGAAATAATATAAGTGCATCGCAACAGGAAAAATTATCTTATGCAATAGGAAAAGCAATTCATTTATGGATTAGAGATCATGCTGAATTATCTACAGAGCAAAAAGCTTTGTTAGATGTTTTTATTGAGACAAAATATAAAGAGACAAATTATTGTTTAAGATAGTAAATGGTTGGAATAATGCCTCCAAGTCCACAACAGATTTGGAGGTTTTCTTCTGCCCATTTTTATCGGGAAGTAATTTCCCCAATAAACAATTTATGGTACAATATCTTAGAAGTTATCATCAAGGGATGAGTAGTGGACCATAGAGAAAGAGCAGAGTAATCGTAAGCTGGTCTGGCTTACATCTAAAATACAATGCAATCTTTTGCTATGCAGGGGCATAAGAGAGAGCATCATGTCAATTTTTTGCAGCCTCGTCACAGAGGATTGCAACATTTTTCGCTCCCAGAGTAAAGTGAAAACTCTGGAAAGTGCATCTCAATTACCCTATCGACACATGTGGAGACTGTTGTCTTACTTTCCAAGGGAATGGTCGACAGCAGAAAAGTGAAGGTTGACTTCTCCCTGGAGGATATGGATTTAGGGGAAAAGCAACTTATGAGCAGATAAAGACTTATGTACTGGAGCAGACAGGACTGAAGGTTTCTTCATTGTATATTGCACAGATTAAGAAGAAATGTGGTTTGGATGTTGGTGAGAACTTCAATTTGGCAAAATCAGAGAATGCGAGACAGCCACAGTGTACACCGGAGAAGGAAGATGCAATTATGCAGGCATTTAGACATTTTGGAATCATATAGATTGTGGATAAGCAGCATCGTGAGTCTATCTTACTGCTAAGTAGCGAAAAAAGGACATTCCTGAACCGTAATTATTACGGGTCAAAGGATGTCTTTTTTGATTGTCTTGGAGTGTCAAAAGGACAAGGTAATAAAACTGAATATTAAGACTTATATGAATAATATCTATCTTATCTAATAAGACGATATATTTAGTATATATTTATCAATAACATTAAATTTATTTAATATATATGGAAAAATATGCTAATTGCAGAGATGATTCTTGCATTTGTAAAGAAAATCGTTGAATAAATCTCGTTGAATGATATACTATAATATGGATCACGTTTTTGAAAATCGCGAGGTGATTATCGTGGAAGTTAGCTATAAAAAATTATGGAAAATATTGATTGACAAAGACATGAAGAAGAAAGATTTACAAGCATCTGCTGGAATCAGTTGGGCTTCGGTAACCAAACTTTCTAAGGGAGAAAGGGTAAGTATGGAAGTATTAATGAAAGTATGCAAAACTTTGAATTGTGATATAGGAGATATAGTGGAACTAATTCCTACAGAAGAAAATGAAATTGGCTGAGGAGTGATACGATGTCTAGCAAGAAAAAGAGCGTGATTAGTAAGGCAAGTCCTCATACGATTAAAAAATTTGAATTGATTGAGGAATATATAAAATCATGGGCAAAAAAATTACTGTTGACTGATTCTTGCGATGGTCTGATTTTTATTGATTGTATGTGTAATAGTGGGGTGTATATTGATGATGCTGGACAAGTAGTGAAGGGGACGGCAGTTCGTGTTTCAGAAGTGCTCTGGGAAGTGGCTAGAACCTATACGGATAATAATATACATATTTATTTGAATGACAAAGATAAAGCACGGGTAGATGAATTGAAAAAGCATCTTCCACAAGATGAACGTAATTTTAAGATTGTCACATCTTGTAGCGATGCACACGAGTTACTTTTGACTATCGGCCCACAGTTGTATGGAACAGGGAATTTTCATTATTTTCTGCTTTATGATCCATATGATGCGACTATTGATTGGAAATCACTTTTGCCGTTTTTCCGAAATTGGGGAGAGGTTATGATTAATCATATGGTTTCAGATCCGGTGCGGGCGATTACAAGTGCCAAGAAAAGGACAACAAAGGCAAAGTATGAGAACACATATCTGGAGGATTTTGAAAAACTGGTACCTTATGGAAGTGACAAGGTAGCATATGAGGCCAGAGTGGAGGAAATCATAAATTCTCTAAAGGGAACTCGTAAATATTATGTATCGGCATTTCCCTTCTATAACACGCAGAATTCACTTGTGTACAATTTGATTCATTGTACGAGCGATAAGGAAGGATTTAAGCTTTACAAGAAGAGTGCTTGGAAGGTATTTGGTGCACAGTCCTCTACTAAGCATTCGACTGAGAATAGGCAGTTATCGTTTGATTTTTTCGGAGAAATTACTGAAGAAGAGGATGAAAGCTGTTTACATGTTATCGATATCGCGAAATATCTGCAGCGCAGTTTTAGAGGTAGAAAACAAGTGTCTCTTGATGAGATGTGGGAACTTTTAGATAACCACCCGATTTTTCCTTCAGACGGATTCCGTAATGAGATAAAGAGTGATCTTACGGATTTTTTTGACGCGAAGATCGAGCAGATTGTGAATTCTGAGACAGGAAAAAAGGAAACGGTGATCTCTTTCTCTTCATGAGATAGAGTTTCAGATATATGAGGTGATTGGAATATATGGCAATATCGCAGAAATTTGGTGGCAATTGGACTGAAGAGAAGCTGAATATCTTCACTAGTTATTTGGACGCATACATAATTGCACTGCAAAATCAGAAGTTTAAGAAGATTTATATAGACGCCTTTGCTGGAACCGGTGAGATCGAGACCAGCGACGGTGGGCAGTATCTTGTGGGCTCCGCTAAGCGTGCACTGGCGTCTGAAAAAAAGTTCGATCACTATTATTTTATAGAAGCGGACTCTCAGAAGGCGGGAGAACTTCAGAATATGATAAATACCGAGTTCCCGCAGATGAGGCGAATTGTTACGATTTACTGTGGCGATGCGAATGATAAGCTTGCGGAGATTATTAGCAGTGTAGACTGGAGATATAACAGAGGCTTGCTGTTCTTAGATCCATATGCGACGCAGGTAAATTGGACTACGCTTGAAAATGTAGCGCAGACGAAATCGATAGATGTATGGTACCTATTTCCGTTTTCTGCACTTGAGCGGATGCTGCCGAAAAACGGAAAGTACGATAAGTGGGAAGAATGCATAGACCGCTTGCTTGGAGATTCTGGATGGCGGGAAGAATTTTACAAGAAAGATCCCCAGATGTCACTTTTTGATTTGTTCCCAGAAACGGGACAAAGCGATGGTGAAAGGATGATTAAGGATGCAAATCCGGATCACATAAGGGATTATATCCTTTCCAGGCTAGAGACAATCTTTCCATGTGTATCTAAATATGCACGTATTTTCAGGAACAGTAGAAGATCGCCGATGTTCCTATTCTGCTTTGCTATTTCGAACGAGAGTGAAGCAGCACAAAAACTTGCTTTGAAGATAGCAAATCATATATTAAAGAATAAATAGGCGAAGGACGGAAACAACTTGAAGACGATAAAACGAAAATCCATGCTTTATCAAACAGGAGTAGAGTATGGTGACTACACAATGAATCACGTGCAGGGCTGCGCACATGGGTGTAAATATCCATGTTACGCATTCCTGATGAAGAAGCGATTCGGGCAAATTAAGGATTACGAGAGCTGGCTTGAGCCGGTGCTTGTATCAAACACGCTTGAACTGCTGGATAAAGAGATACCGAGGCTCAGAGATAAGATTCAGTCTGTGCAGCTTTGCTTTACCACAGATCCGTTCATGGAAGGATACCCAGAGGTGGCCAAGATGAGCATTGCGGCTATCCGAAAGCTGAACGAGGCTGGTATCAAATGTACTACTCTAACAAAGGGACTGTTACCTATAGAATTGGCGGAGCTTTCTCCGGAAAACGAATATGGGATTACACTGATCACTCTGGATGAAGCTTATCGGGAACAGATGGAACCGGGAGCCGTTTCCTGTGCAGAACGACTGGCAGCATTGGGTGCACTTCACGATGCCGGTTGTAAGACGTGGGTAAGTATGGAGCCGTATCCGACACCGAACATGGTTGAGCAGAATCTGCACGAACTACTTGAGGCGGTATCTTTTACAGATCGGATCATTTTCGGGAGAACGAACTATAGTAAGGTAGCAAACGCCTACGAAAGGCATAAGCATTTTTACAATGAGTGTGCGGCAGATGTGATTTCCTTCTGTCAGGAACATGGCATTGATTATCATATTAAGGTAAAAACAATAACGGAAGAATGAGGTGGTGTTATGGCTTTATTACAAGACCTGATCCAACAGATTGACGATCCGGCACTCAAGGAAAGAATCTTGCAGGAAACAAATAAATTACTGAAGCAAAAGAAGTTCGGATTGGTGTTTGAAGAACATCTGCCAGAATGCACGCCGCTTTATGATGTGCCGATTCGTGTTGGCTCTAAAGTTGCTCTGAAGACCGGGTATGTCAGCGACATTTATATGGTCATGAATATCGACGAAGATGAGGTTCAGTGTGATCGTAGGGAAACACATGAGCAGAAAACCTTCAGGCTGGATGAGCTGGTTACAGTAGCCGAGTTTGGAGAGGCAATTTATCCGACATTAAAGCCGATAGACACTGTTGAGAATGCTCCAGACAGTGACCTTTGGCATACACTGATTGAGGCAGACAATTATCACGCACTTCAACTTCTAGAATATCTTTACGCAGAAAAGGTGGATTGCATATACATTGACCCACCGTACAATACTGGGGCAAAAGACTGGAAATATAATAATGACTATGTGGACAGTTCTGACGCATATCGTCACAGTAAGTGGCTTTCAATGATGGAGAAGAGACTAAGGATTGCAAAAAAACTACTGAATCCGAATGATTCGGTTCTTATTGTTACTATTGATGAGAAGGAGTATCTACATCTTGGATGTTTATTGGAAGAATTGTTCCCTGAAGCAACTATCCAAATGGTAAGTAGTGTAATCAATCCTAAAGGAGCTGCAAGGCATCAACAATTTGGTAGAACTGATGAGTACTTGTTTTTTGTACAGTTTGGAGTATCGAGTCCGGAACCATTGCCATTAACTAATGAATGGAAAATATCTGAAGATAAAAGAGCTTCTCGTTTGAGATGGAAGGAGCTATTGCGTTCAGGCTCACATACGGCAAGAGCAGATAGTCCAAACCAATTTTATCCAGTGTTTATCAATAATACGGATGCAGGTCCGGTCTTTCACTCTGTAGGAGAGTCATATTATGGCACAAACACGTCCGAGATAGTAGCGCCAGACGGTTGTGTTGCTGTTTGGCCTATACGCGCTGATGGTACAGAGGGTAATTGGCAGATAAGCAGTGAAAATTTGAAAGCTTCTATAGATATTGGATATGCAAAATTAGGTAACTGGAGAGGTGAAAATACAGCAATCACCTATTTGGCGAAGGGAGAAAGAGAAAAAATCGCTAAAGGCGCATTCACAATTATAGGTCATAGACAAGACGGCTCAGTTATAACAGATGACGATGCATATATCCCTAAATTTATACCCGGTACTCAATGGCGTATAAAGTCGCATAATGCTGAGCAAGGAGGCACAAATTTACTTAAAGAATTCTTCGGATCAAGTAGGTTTACTTTTCCTAAATCATTATATGCTGTTCATGATACGATTAGATTTTTTGTTGCTAATAAGCCGAATGCACTTATTATCGATTTCTTTGCTGGTTCAGGGACAACACTTCATGCAGTAAATCTTCTCAATGCAGAGGACGGCGGATGTCGTAGGTGCATTTGCGTGACAAATAATGAATTGAGAAAAGACGAAAGTGATACACTGACTGTGCAGGGTTTTAAACCGGGAGATCCAGAATGGGAAAAACTTGGAATTGCCAAATATGTTACTTGGCCACGGATAGAATGTAGCATCAAAGGTCATGATGTTAATGGCAATTATTTAGAGGGCGAATATACAACCTATAAGACGAGTATTGAAAAAAAAGATAGAAATATTATTCAGATAGGATTTGTGAGTGATGCTTCTTCTTTGAAAATAGGCGAAAAGAAAAGACTTGTTTCAATATTATCGAACAAAAAATTACCTCAGACACTTGTATCACAAGAGGCAAAATACATAGTTTCAGATGAGACAAAGCATACAGTAACAATATTATTAGACGACACTGCCGGTGATGAATGGTTAAAAGCCCTAGATGGAATGGATCATATAACAGACTTTTACATTATTACATCTAATAATAGAATTTTTAAGAGCCTCAAGGCAAGAATCAAGGGTATGTTCGAACCTATATTAATACAGTCGCCAGTAGTGATGCCAATGAAGGACGGATTCAAGGCAAACTGCGAATACTTTAAATTAGGTTTTCTAGATAAAACCTCTGTTGCCCTTGGCAGACAGTTCCGAGAACTGCTTCCGGTGCTCTGGATGAAGGGAGGAGCCATTGGTAGGTGCCCGGCTCTTGAAAATGATGATCTCTCGAATATGCTGATCTTGCCGCAGAATAAGATGGCTGTTTTGATGGATGAGATATACTATTCTGAATTTGATGCGGAATTAAGACGTAATCCAGAGATCCAGACAATTTTCATTGTAACGGATTCAGAAACGGCATATCGGTCGATGATTCGTTCTTACGATGACAAAGACTGCTATCAGCTTTATAGAGATTATCTGGATAATTTCAGAATCAATACGGGGAGGTAAACATGAGAATAGAATTATTCCCTTTTCAGAAGAGAGCTCTTGCTGATATCCGCATGAAGACTGCGGAGGCAATGGGTAGCTATCACAGAACACATGCACCACAGGTGGTTTCTTTCACTGCACCAACCGGAGCTGGAAAGACCATCATCATGTCTGCGCTGATTGAGGCTGTTCTTTTCGGCGATGAACAGTATATGGAGCAACCGAATGCAATTATAGTCTGGCTTTCGGATTCGCCTCAGCTGAACGAGCAGTCGAAGCAGAAGATCGACTCCAAGGCTGATAAGATTAAGTTGTCGCAGTGCGTTACGATTTCTGAGGAATCCTTTGATAAAGAGGTATTTGAGGATGGTCATGTTTATTTTCTGAATACACAGAAATTATCGGTTACTTCTAAACTCACGAAAAATGGCGATGGGCGTACTTATACGATTTGGCAGACTCTTGCAAATACCGTTTGGGAGAAAAGCGACCGACTGTATTTTATCATTGACGAAGCACACCGTGGTATGCAAGGACGCGAAGCCAGCAGAGCAACAACTATAATGCAGAAATTTATTAAGGGGAGTGAAGATGATGGAATTCCTCCAATGCCGGTAGTTATCGGTATGTCTGCTACCACGCAGAGATTCAATGCATTGGTCGAGGGCACGTCCTCTACAATTCATAAATCAATAGTGACAACGGATGAAGTGCGTGCTTCTGGACTTTTAAAGGACAGGATTGTTATCACTTATCCGGAAGAAGGGGCGGTCAATAATGATATGGCTATTCTGCAAGCAGCTGCAGATGATTGGAAGGAAAAGTGGGAACATTGGACGCAGTATTGCTTTGAGCAACACTATGCCTATGTAAATCCAATTTTAATCATTCAGGTTTTGAATGGAACGGGAGATGCTCTAACTGACACAAATCTAGATGACTGTATTGCAAAGATAGAGGAACGGACAGGATTCAAGCTAGAAAGCGGTCAAGTTGTTCATACCTTTGGTAGCACAGCAGCAACACTGAACGTCAATGGGCTTGATGTGCGTTATGAGGAGCCTTCCAATATTGCTGAAGATAGAAACATTCGCGTAGTGTTCTTTAAAGAAAATCTTTCAACTGGCTGGGATTGTCCGCGAGCAGAAACAATGATGTCCTTTAAACATGCAAACGATGCTACATATATTGCACAGCTTCTCGGGCGAATGGTCAGAACACCAATGCAGATGCATATTCAGGTGGACGATGTTTTGAACGATGTGCATCTCTATTTGCCGTACTTCAATGAAGATACAGTTAGGGATGTTGTAGAAGCCTTGCAGAGTACGGAAGGTGGAGATATTCCGACCGATATTTATGGTGAATCCTTATCTGGAAAGAAATTTGAAACATTGACTGTTAGACCACAGAAGAAAAAAGAAGTGCAGCAGACTCCGGGACAGATGACGTTGTTTGATGTATTTTCCGGTCAGACAATATCTGAGCGGCAGACTGATATAGTAACAACGAAGCCAACTGGTGATATCGTTCCTACGACGTATCCTCAAATTACTGGAGTGCAGGAACAACTAGCATATACATCGAGACAGAATCAGATGCAACAGACCACTGATACAACAGCTCTTGTTCAGTCTGGATTGACTATGTCACAGACTTCTGACATAGAATCACCACTCAGAAGTAACATTGTGGAAAGTTCCAAAACGGATCAGCAAAATACCTCTGTAGCGGAAGATATGTTTAATCGTGAAGATGTTATGAAATTTATAAACGATGCAGGACTTCTTTCTTATAACATCAGAGCACTTCGAATCAATGATTATCTGAAATCGTTGTATAGGATGGCACATTTACTTACGATGTCTAAATTACATCGTGAGGCAATTCGAGAAGTTCAGGATGAAATCGTTGAGATGATTCACAATTATGTGGAAGGTCTTAAGACAGAAGGAAAATATGATGACCTTGTTCAGCAGGTTAAACAGTTTAAGCTGGCGACTCAAATCTTTGATGCCTTTGGAGAGACTGTGGACAATTATTCGGTGCATGACTTGTTCACAACGACAGATTCTGATATAGAGAGACAATTTAGGATTGCTGATGTAAAGCTCGGGCGAGAAGGCATCGGCATGGCATATGGTAACAAGTATATGGATATGTCTGACCTAACGGCATTTAAAGTTGATGTTATTCTTTTTGTTGCTGACGAAGAGTGCATGAACCGTTTACATTCTTATGCAGAGATTCGCTTTCACGGATTGAATGATGATTATCGCAGATATATTGCTACAATCGACTCTGAAAAAATTCGTAAAGATTACGACAGCATTGTTTCAGATGGTGATTCTGTTAGCAAACATAATTTCCGTTTGCCTGAGACTATTCAGGTGCCACATGAAGTGGGGGGAAAAGAATATAGAAATCATCTTTTCGTCAGCGACATAACCGGTGTAGCAACTATGAAATTAAATACTTGGGAAGCAGGAGTCATTGAAGAGGAAGAAAAACGAGAAGACTTTGTCTGTTGGATTCGGAATCCTTCCAGAGGCTCATGGGCACTTTGTATTCCTTATGAAATTGATGGTGAAATAAAGCCTACTTATCCTGATTTCATTATAGTAAGAAAAGATCGTGTCCTCGGGTATGTTGTTGATATTCTTGAACCACATAATCCTGACTTTAAGGATAATCTCGGAAAAGCGAAGGGATTCGCAGATTACGCAAAAAAGAATCCGGGTGTGGGAAGAATTCAGCTTATTCGTATGAGCAAAGATGCTGCTGGAAATCACAAGTTTAAGAGATTAGATATGTCTAAAACAGCTGTTCGGGATAAAGTATCTCATGCAATAAATACAGACGAGCTCGATCACATCTTTGACACAGATGGCGTTATCGAATAAGAAAAATTCAGTTATGACAAAAGAGCTGAAATTGCTGTTGTAGTTATTTCAAAATAGATGATTCTGCACTATCAGCGTGACCATGAGAGGATGTTGCAACAACTGATAGATTTCTGCGAAGAAGTAGTCATAGGGAGCAAGCCACATTGGATATAATCCACTGTGGCTTGTTTTGAACTGAATGATTTACAATTTCGGATTCCTCCGTCTCAACTTCCGATGCTCCTTTGCAGGCTTAGAACGGGAGAATATTTCTTTTAATGTCTGCTTTTCTTCCACAGAAAGCTGAGTGACTTTCATCTCCAGATTTTTGCAGAAAAGAAGCAAAAGACCATTTATATAAGCATCATTTGATGACTCTGTATCGCCATCTGCGGTAGTAGGTATTTGAGATGTAAAGTCATCAATCATATTTTTGACCATACTTTGATAGTCAATGTCGCTGGCGGTATTGCTATCTTTCATATGAGTATTTCGTAGGTCAGCGACAATCGGTTTTAGGTCTGCTGACAGAATATTCATATAATATTGCTCTGACTCAATGTGTGAATTATCAAATACATTTGCAAATGTATCGGTGGAATCGGCACCAAGCTCTGTTAATTTGCATCGCATCACATCAAGAAAAGCATTTGCTATCTGAATTCCCTTATCGTTAAATCCATCAATATAGATTTCCAGGTCAGTCATGAATTTTTTGAAATTTTCATGTGTGAGCAATTCAGATAATAATCTTGGATTATATTTTTTGTCAGTCAATATTTGGACTGCATCGTCATTCAGGTGCAGATCAGATACTGACTGATTTTTATGTTTCCGTAATTCTGTCCGACAAAGAAGGTAATCTGTGCTTATGTTGTAAAAATCTGCAAGCGTTATAAGATTGCCGAGTGACATATCTATATTTTCGTCTTTTTCATAATTGCCAAGCGTGGAGCTGGGGATACCGGTGGCATCGGATAACTCCTGCAACGACATTTTTTTTTCTGAGACTCTCAAATCTTTCAGTCTTTCTGGTATGGTAAGTTTTGTATGCATAGTATCTTCCTCGTTTTTAAAGATACAGATAGATTACCATGATATTGCCATGAGATAAAGAGAAATTCTTTTCCTGTCTTGTCCCGGATGTTGGAAAAATTGATAAAAACAAAATTTTTCCAGCATCTTGGATATACCGAATCGGCATAGAAAATTTGAGAAAATAATTTCATAAACCGGGAAGGGAAGGGGTGAAAAATTTATGAAATGTTGGAAATACATCAGCATGACAAAGCCGATAGGCGTAGCTCCGTGAAAATTTATTTTCATGGTTTTAGGGGATTGGGGCATTTCCCCAACAAGCTAAAAATGCATTTTGTGTGCACAAATGCACTGCTTGCCAAGTAGCGAAATTAGGAATGAAAGAGAGGATAAAACAATGGAAAATGTAACTTTTGATTATAAGTTTTACAGGATACCTAAGAGATTTTTTAAGGAAGACATGTTCAGAGACATGACGAATGCGGCAAAAGTATTATATGGAATACTTCTGGATCGCAAGTGCCTGTCAGACTCCAATGGAGACGCATGGCGTGATGAATTTGGCATTACCTATATCATTTTTACAATCGAAGAAATTATGAATTTGATGAATCTGGGAAACAAGAAGGTCAATAAAATGCTGATAGAATTGGAACAGCATGGGTTGATCTACCGCAGACACCAGGGATTGGGAAAGCCGAATAAAATCTATGTCCATGATATTTTACAGCCGGAAACTTCCGAATGGACACCAGAAATTCAGTTAAAGAAATGGAGAAATAGGAAATGAGAATAAAGTATTATGAAGACGCAAAGGAAAATGCAGCATTTGAACGATGCACCGATGCTATCACTAATATGATTATAAAATATGGTCCACTGTTAAAAAGAAAGTGGGCTGTAGAAGAATGGTTAAGAAATATTCACGCGGGATGCTTTTGGAAAGAACTTGCTGTAAAGCGATATGGAAGATATGCAGAAAACATGAAGAAGTGGTGGTCTGGGAAAAAGTGTTGCATGACAATATCAGATTGACTTACACATAAATCCAATTTATAATAAAGTCAAAATGAAAATGACATAAACGGAGAGAATGAAAATGACATAAACGGAGAGAATGAAAATGGAAAATATTGAAACACTGGAAGCAGCACTTAAGAGAATTGCAGAATTAGAAAGAGAGAATGAGAAGCTGCGTGAAGAACTGGAGTATTATAAAAACAGAAAAATGAGCGGACGCCAGAAGCACAATGCCAAGTGGATGGCAATCTACAATGATTTTGTTGCCGGTTATGAAAGTGGAATGACTATGGTAGAGATTGCAAATCGCAATAATGTCAGTGAGAGGACGATTTACAGGTATAAAGCGTATTATGACAAGATAAGGAGCACAAATGAGAATGCGATAGAGTAATTGAAAAAATTAATAGTAAAAAACATATTGCTGGCGTCAGCAATATGTTCATAAGAGGAGGAAATTTGAATGGAAAAGAGAATAATAGAATTGTACAGAAGAAAATTTGATGATATCCGACATGAAGAGGATGGCATTGAGTATTGGTATGCACGAGAATTAATGACATTATTGGACTATGTTCAATGGAGAAATTTCGAAAATGTTGTAAAAAAGGGAATGCTTTCTTGTAAAAATAACGGAATTAGAGTGGAAGACCATTTTGCTGGCGTCAGCAAAATGGTCACATTGGGAAGTGGAGCCAATAGAGAAGTTGAGGATTATATGCTTACCCGTTATGCATGTTATCTTATTGCTGAAAATGGAGATCCACGAAAGGAGCAGATAGCTTTTGCACAAAGCTATTTTGCGGTTCAGACTAGAAAACAGGAATTGATTGAAGAAAGAATTTCTTATATCGAAAGAACAGAGGCAAGAGGAAAATTAAGGGAATCGGAAAAAAGATTGTCTCAAAATATATATGAGCGTGGAGTGGATGATGCAGGATTTGGCCGTATCCGGTCTAAAGGAGATCAGGCTTTATTTGGTGGATTTACCACTAAACAGATGAAAGAACATTTGGGAGTACAGGATAAAAGACCACTTGCGGATTTCCTGCCAACACTTACCATTGCCGCAAAAAATCTTGCAACTGAAATGACAAATTATAATGTTGAAGAAAAGGACTTGCAAGGAGAATCTGCAATCACTGTTGAACATGTGGAAAATAATACTTCTGTTAGAGACATGCTTGGACAAAGAGGAATTAAACCGGAAGATTTACCAGCATCGGAAGATATTAAGAAACTGGAACGCAGGGTAAAGCGAGAAGAGAAAAAGCTTGCTGAGCAGTCTGGAAAATTAACCAATGAATAACACAGGAGC